GCGGGCCGGCCTCGGTGGCCGAGCCGACCGAGTGGAACACCATGTCCGCACGGGCCAGGCCGAGGTACAGCGTCTGGTCGTACTCGACGTACCGCTCGGTGCTGATCTTGGTCTGGAACGCCGACCGGATGCCGTACATGCCGGCCAGGCTGGCATCGCCCAGGAGGGCCATGACCTTGCCGCTCTGGTCGCCGTTCTTGGGAAGGACGTTGGAGATGGTCACAGGGTAGCCAAGGAAGTTGAACCCGGTCCCGTTCTCGAACGACACCCGGCCACCGGCACCCAGGTCGAGCCGCTGCATCGACTGAGCGAAGCCGTAGCTCGACACGTACCAGCGGGGGCTGGTGACGTAGGTGGGAAGCTTGGCCACGCAGGCGAGGAAGTCGTTGACGTCGAGCTCCTCAAAGGTGTCGTGGTTGGTGTCGGCCGTGGCCAGCGAGCCGGCAGCCGTCAGGATCTTGTTGGCGATGCCGTACACGCCGCCGTAGGTGCTGGTGCCGTCGCCGTTCACCGCCGCCTGGTCCAGCTTCTCGCCGATGGCAGTGGCAAACTCAGCGATCACCCAGTCACCGACCGCCGCCGCATCGGCCAGCAGCTCGTTGCTGACGCGGGTGGACACGGTCAGCTTCTTCGCCACCAGCCGGATGTCGGTGGCACTCGGGTCGCTCGTGGCGATCTCGGCGTTTTCGCTCGACCAGGTGGCCGACACGCCCGTGAGCCGCTTGACCGCCGTGACGGTGTCGCTGGGCATCACGACGTTCTGCATGGCCGCCGGCCACACCGAGAACTCCTCGACGAGCCGCACGACCTGGCCGCTGGCGATCTCAGGCACGAACACACCGCCGGCCGAGTTGACTGCCTCGCCGAGAGCGCGGGCCTCGACCCCGTGGTCATGGCACCACCGCTTGGCATCCGCATCGCCGTGGCAGTAGCCCTGGAGCCACTTGCCGAACGAGTAGGCGTCACGCCGGCCCTCGTCGGTGTTGGGGAACGCCTTCAGCTTGCCACGGTAGGAAACGGGCTCAACCCGCACGGGGGCCGCTTCGCGAGCCGGGGTGCAACGGTCGGCAACCGAACGCAGCTTGGCGGCCTGGTCGAGCGCGGCCTTGGCCTGCTCAATCTCCTTGGTCACGGTCTTCGACCGGGTCACCAAGGCGTCGAGCTTACGCTGACGGCCAGCCTCTGCCTCGGCCGGATCGGCGTCCTGGCCTTCCTCTGCAGGAATCTCTTCCTGCGACTGAGCCATCAGCTCCTCGATCTGAAGGGCGAGCCGCTGAGCCTCTGCCAGAAGTTCCTGAAGCCGTTCCATGTGCGTTTTCTCCAGTGGCGTGATTGCCGTCTGGTGTTCACGCTACGGACGCACTGGGGGTGCCTTGCAGAACCGCACTTCAGAATGTGTTGTTTTGACAAACGCCACCGCACGGGCACCGCAGCGAGGACAACGCATGTACCGCTGCCGCTCATTGCCGACCGGCCGGCTAGACCGGGTCCGCAGTTGCTCGCCGCACTGGCACCGTGGTGTGTCGCTCATACGCTCCGCAATCGCAGGAGGGCGGCCCACGCCTGGGCGACGCCCCGCAGGGCCGAACGCTCGGCAAGCGGGGCCGCTGGTCCCCCCGTTGTCTCTTGCGACGCAAGCCACGCCTCGTAGCTCCGCTGGGCCACGGCAACACTGGCCGCCGGGTAAGCCGGCGTCAGCACCACGGACACGTCGGCCAGCAGGCTCACTTCCCGGATCTCACGGACCGTGCCGTCGTCGTCGCCGGTCCAGTGCTGGCCCTTCTCGTCTACGGCGAACGCGAATGAGCTGCCCCGTAGATCCCGGCGGCGGACGAGCTCAAGCACGTCTCGGCCCACCTGCGTGTCGGGCGGCGTGACCGTGTACCGCAGGCCCTTCTCGTCACTCGACAACTCCAGCGTGCCCGAGGACGTACGGCCCAGGATGAGGTTGCTGTCGTGGTTGAGCAGCGCCACCACGTCCTGCTTGCCACGCTTGCGGGTCAAGACGCGGTCAAAAGCACCCGGCCGGATCACCTCGCGGAAGGCTGAACCGCCTTCCCGCAACGGCAGGGAGAAGCGGTTGTAGACGGCGGCGTAGCCCGTCAGCACAGGCGTGCCGTCGCTTCTGGTCTCCAGCGTCAGCTCAACCTCGGGCAGCTCGTCAAAGTCGAGGCAGCGGCGTTCAAGTTCCATCGGTCTCTTCCTCCTGGTCGTCTGGCGTGTCGTCGGCTGCCGGCGGCTCCGGGGCCGGCTCCTCGGCCATCGGCGGCTGTTGTTCCTGTGGCTGCGGTTCCGGCTCACTGACAGCCTTCTCCAGCGTGGTCATGTTGAGCGGCACAAAGTGCTGGTCGCCCTCTGGCCCAATGGGGTTGAGGTTCTCTAGCTCGCGGACTTCGTTCACAGTCATCCAGCCGTGCGTCAGGGCCGAGACGTAGTAGGCCGAGCGGCTGGCGTGGTCGCCACGCAGCAGGCCCGACACGCTGTGCTCCGCGAAGTACCGCTCGTCATCCTCGATCAGATCCCGAGCGATGGCGGCTTCCCACCGCTTGAGATGCGGCAGCAGGCAGTGCTGGACAAACTCCGTGCCCTGTACTTCGATATTGCTGTAGGTCGAGCGGCTTAAGTCTTGGATCATGTGCGGCGGCACACGGAAGGCCCGGCAAATCTCGATGACCTGGTACTGGCGGGTCTCCAGGAACTGGGCCGCCTCGTTGCTGCCGCTCAACTCGTGGGCCTTTACCCCGTTTGGCAGGACGGCCGTACGGAAGGCACGATCCGCGCCACGGTGCATCCGCTCCCACTGCTCACGGAGCCGCTCGGCGGCCTCCACCGGAATCGGGTTATCAGACTCCAGCACGATGCCCGGCCGGGCTCCGTTGCCGAAGTACGTGGACCCGTGGGCCTCCAACGCTTGGGCCAGGCCGATGGCATTCTGGAACAGCTTGAACGTCGGGATCGGGTGAACGCCGTCCTCGGTCGTAAACCGCAGGCAGAAGATCTGCTCCTGCCTGTACGTCGTGTAGCGGTTGCTATCGGGCTCGCGGTACTTGTACCGCAGGCTGCCGTCCTCGAGCCGCTCCACTTCCATGCGGCTGCTGTGCAGGGGCCACAGCTCAAGCCGGCCGGGGGCCGTCGTGCGGATCTCGGCGTAGCTGGCCCCGTAGTGCAGGTACAGCCCCGTCATCCAGTCCCGAAACTCTTGGGCGGTCTGCCACGGGTTGGGCTGCGTGTGCAGCACCCGATACAGCGGGTTGTCGGCCACCTTCCGCTTGCCGCCGTTGGGCAGCTTCTCAAACAGGTGGAGCGGCAGGCTCGACACCGCGTCGGAGATGACGCGAATGCAGGCGGTGTAGGCCGAGCACGCCATGCTGTTGTCGGCGTTCACCCGGATGCCGCTGGGCGTCCTGGCACTCGAGGCCCCGTCCCAGTCCCAGTGACGCAGCTCGTGCATGCGGTAGTCGGTCAGTTGGCTCATATGACGGTGATGTTCCAATCGGGTTCCGGTGCCGGTGCCGTGGCTTTCTGCCACAAGCCGATGGCCATAATCAGGGCCACGATGCCGTCGATGCGTTCCGTGCTGCGTGCCTTGCTGGGTTTGATGTTGCCGGCTGCCGAGTCAGTCTGAATCGCCACGTTGCCGGCCTGCCACGTCAGCACCGGGTGGCCGCCGTGAAGGATCTTGCCGCTGACGACCCAGTTCTCAAACTGCTTTGAAGGGGCCGACAGCGAGCCATACCCTTGCCGGTATTGTTCCATCGGGAGCCCATCCCCTTGCAGTTGCAGGCCGAGCTGCGCCGAGTTCCACGGGTCGAGGCCGACGCCCCTGATGCGGTACTTGCTCGCCAACGCCCCGATGTCGGCACGCACCCGGTCAAAGTCAGTAACGTTGCCATCAGTCGTGTGCAGCTGCCCCTGGCGGTGCCACGTGAGATACGGCACCTTGTCCCGCCGCTCCCGCTGCTTGGCGTTGTCCTCGGGGATCCAGAAGTGTGGCTCGACCCAAAACGAGCCATCGTCGAGCGGGAACAGCAGCACAAAGGCCGTCGTGTCGAACGTCGTGGCCAAGTCGAGCCCGGCCCAGCAGTCCCGGCCCGTCAGGTCTACCGGGCAAGGCTTGTTGCCCTGAGCCCAGTGGTCCATGCGTATCCACCTGGTCGATACCTCCACCCACTGGTTGAGGTAGAGCTGCCGGAAGGCCGACTCGTACGCCGGCATCTCTATGGCACGGGCGCACTCGCTCCGCAGGAAGTCGAGATTGACCGACACCCCGAGGTTGGGATTGGCCACCTTCCACGTTTCCTCCTGCTGCCAATCGGCCTCGGGCGGTGCGGCGTAAATCGCCGGCAGGAAGGTCTCGTCGGTCACCGCACCCGTGGCCACCTTCTCGGCGTACTGCCACACCTCCCAGCAGACGCTGCGGCGGTCGTAGCCGGCCGTGGTCAGGGCCACCGTGAGCGGTTGCCGCCGCGCCCCTTGGCTCGACAGCATGACCTCCCACATTTCCCGGTTGCTCACGTGCAGCTCGTCAAAGATGACGCCGTGAGCCGAGAGCCCGTGCTGAATCCCCGCCTCGGCAGACAGGGCCTTGTACGTGGCGTGCGTAGCCTCCCGCACGATGGCGTTGCGGTAGACCTTCAGATGCTGCGACAGCACCGGCGACTGCTCGACGGCAATGCGGGCCATGTCGAACACGAGCCGGGCCTGGTCCCGTGAGGCCGCACAGGAGTAGACCTCGCAGCCGGGCTCGTTCTCCATCAGCAGCCGCAGGGCGATCCCGGCACACAGGCTGCTCTTGCCGTTCTTGCGAGGCAACGCCAGCAGGCTGGTCCGCACCTTCCGCTTGCCGGCCTCTTCCTCAAACAACGCCCGCACGTAGTTCTGCTGCCATGACTGCAGCGTAAACGGCTTGCCGCCGAGCTCGCCCTTGGCGTGAGTGAAGAGCTTCTCAAAGAACAGCACCGCGCGGCACGAGGCACACTTCCCGCACGGCTCTTCAGCCGAACAGGATGGCATCGGCTTCGTCGTCGCCTTGGGCCTTCGGCTTTTCGACATGGAGCGAAGTCCTGGCGGACGGGTTCAGCCCGAAGTCCTGCTCGAGCTGCCGCAGCTGCGTGGCCAGCTTGTGGGCGATGCTCACCTCTGGCCGCTGGGCGATGTACTTGATCTCGCCGCCGTCGTTGAGGATTGGGTACGTGTCGCCTTCCTTTCGGAGTTTGGCACGGGTGGCAAGCCACCACTCGTACGTGTCGCAGTAGCGGGCCAGGGCTTCCACGTCGGCGTCGGTCATTACTTTTACCGCCTGGAGCAGCGGCAGCAGCTCCCGCCACTTGGCCTGGGCCACTTCGCCAAGGTGGCCGGGCATGACGATGCCGGTGGCCGGCGGGGCCGGCTCGGTCTTAGGCCGAGACCTAACGGTGCCTCGGGCGATCTTGATTGCGGTTGGAGCCGGGCGTGGTCCGCGTTTACCCATGGCCTACCCCTTTGGGATTACTCGTCAACACATACACAGAGCGGGCAACCGGGGTTTATTAGCGGCTAGGCCCCCGTGATCCGACCCGCCCTCCCCCGCCTGGGTGGCCGCCCGCCCCGCCGGGGCGTACCATTGAGCCCTCTTAACCATCACCCGGAAAGGACGGTGTGCTGTGGCATCTTGGCTGATTTGGTTGGTGCGATGCGTTGCTGCGTTCATGCTCGCATCCATGGCGTTGGTTCTGCTGATCTTTGTTGCAGCCAAGCCAAACGACTGGGCGCTCATGCTTGGCATGGCTGCCGTGTTTGGGATTGCTGGTGCGGCAACCTGGCCACGCATGCCCAATGCCTGGCGTCGCGATCCGCCCACCGCCAAGCAGTTGGCATATGCAGAACGACTTGGCCTTGATGTTCCCGCTCGGATCAGCAAAGGCGAGCTGTCTGACATGATTAGTTCCGTGACTGGACGGTAAGCCTCTGCTCCTCGACCGTCTTCCGCCCGTGGCACGCTTGGCATAGCGTCTGCCCGTTGGCCAGGTCGTACCGCCCGCCACCGTGGGCAATCGCCACGATGTGGTCAGCGTGGGCCTCCTTGTGGCCTGAGCAGACCCGGCCACAGGCTCGGCACGTCCACGCATCTCGCGTCAGCACAGCCTGCCGCCACTTGCGGTGTGCCTTGTCGCAATACCCACGGGCTGCCGCGTTGGGCCTGCTGGTGTCGTCTCGCTTTGGGCGGGACGTACGCAGACGCGGCGGCCTGTGGGTTGGGAGCCGTTGAGGCATTAGGACTTGAACACGACCACGCCCGAAGTGCCTGTGCTGTTGGTCGTGGCCGACACGATCTTGAGGTAGGGCACGGCGAACACGGCGTCGGGCAGCGAGTACATCCGGCCCTCGCTCGAGGACGGGGTGCCCGTGGTGGACGACAGCGTGATGTCGGCAGCGGACCCGTCAGGGCCGAAGATGCGGCGGTAGGGCCCGGCCTCAGCCGTGGCCCCAAAGCACTGCAGGGTGACAGAGTTGGTCGAGAAGGTGCCCAGCGAGACAACGCCGCCGGCCATGTCGCTCAGGTTGAGCGTGGTGGCCAAGGTGGTGGTCGAGTGCAGGGTGACGGCAACGTCACGCATCCGCCGGCGGATCTTGATCTCTGACATAGGGGGCAGCTCCAGGTGGTGGCACAGGTCTATGCCTGCAACGAGGCCGATGCCTCACCATACGGCAACGGGCCGCATTCCTTGCAGGGCCGGCCACAGAACCTAGAGTGCCGTCAGTCTTTTCCGCCCGCCTGTCGCTGTGTCATGTTTTTTCGCAAAAAAACTCGCCCCCATCTGTACCAGAAAAGATACGTCCCCCGTCGCCTCTCGCATACGATTGGGGCCACATCAACTGTCACATTCCGCCATCTTCTGCGGCGGTGAACGTACACGCCAGTCCTTGGTCGGCCATCCTTTGCGGGTAGCCATGGCGAACCATCCAGGCTCGCATATCACCATCCTTCGCCGGGTCGTAGAGCTTGGGGAATCCCCACCGCCAGCCCTCGGGCGGATCGACCCAGTAGGGCTTCGATGTCCACTCGGGCGGCACACTACACTCGCCGGGTGTAGCGACCGGCTCGGGTGTAGCGATAGCCTCTGGCGTATCTCGGCTGTCGATGACGGCCTGGAGACGCCGCACCTCGGCGGCCAGGAGGACGGGGTCGCGGCAAGTGTCGGGGTCTATTCGCATACGGCAATGTCCGATTTACTTGGCGTCACAGTTCCAGAGCATCGCCGCACTGGTCGCGGATCATCTGCCGCAGTTCCTCCGCGAGCCTCGCCGTCTCCTCTGTCGGGTTGCCGTGCTTGAGCAACGCCCTACACCGCTGGTCGATGTCCCACAGGGTAGCGAGTGCCTTGCTGCCCAGCCGGGCGGCGTCGAACTCGCCCTGCTCATCGGGGAGGTTGAATCGAAATGTCGCTACGGGAGACATATCATTCCTGATGTGTTGCGGAAACGGATTGCGGGCGACACCACACTCTTTATGTACGGTCACTTCGGCCCGAACGGGCCGTCGATTCCGTACTTGGCGATTTCCTCTCGCCGTCGCTTTGCGGCCTTTTCCTCTGACACAAAGCCTGCGTCATTCCACCGCCCAATGCTACGCAGAATATCTATGATCGCCATCGAACACTGGGATGAGCCGCATGACTTGCTGTGCGGGTCATGCAACTTTTCGGCAGCATATGCCAGCCAATAGATTTGCTTTTCGCTCAGTTTGATTTTCATGCCGATCCCCTCGTCCGCTCCAGCAGCCCCCGCAGCGTGGCTTTCATCCTATGCTCGGGCACTTCGCATGACGCGCCCACCGTGCGTGCAACCACAGCCAACTGCGGTCCGTCCAGCGGCCAGTCAAGACTTTTGAGAGCGAACCTGATCGCCTCCCGCTCCTCGTCGGTGAGCGTGGGAGAGCGGTAGAGCGGGATGATGCCGTGATTGCCCGTCACAACCTCGTCAATCGCCTTGGCTTCCTCTTCGATGGCGTAGACATCGTAGATGCGGTCGCCGTCCGCGAGCAGGACCGCCCACGCTATCGGCTCGTTGTGGCTCATTTAGTCCGCTCCAGTAGCGACAGCAGCGTGTCGATGTGGCTGTAGTCCTTGGGATACCATCGCCCCTCGTCGCAAGCCTCGCGGATCGCCTCCCGCTCCGCGTCGGTAAGCGTGAACGGCGTGAGGGTGCAGTGCTGCGTGACGGTGCCGGTGACGTAGGGGCAGGGCTGCGAGCGAAGCCGTTCGATCTCGGCCGCCGCCGCCTCAAACAACTCGCCGTCGTGAGCGAGATGCAGCCCTCGCCAGTTGCGGAGGCGGGAAGCGATGTCGCCCTCGTAGGCTTCCCGGCTGATGGTGTTCATTGCGTGTCCTTAGTGGCGATCCCGGCGGGTTCGGCGTGCCGGATTATCGGGCCGGTGCCTTTCCGCCGGGATCGCTGATCGGTCAGAAACCCTAGGCACTTTTTCTGACGCCCCAATCGTATCGTATAAGACACGTTTTTTGGCGGTTCTCGCGTACGGTTGGGGCGTTACTTTCCGCCTCTAGCGTCATGCGACTTCCATGCACGGGAGTTGCGACTGATACGCTGCCCAGGCCCGGCTCACGCCGCCGGTGCCAGGAAACAGATCGTCGAACTCGTCGCCAGCCTGCATCCCCAAGGCGTCGAACAGCCAGAAGCAGAACGGCTCCGGCTTGGCACCCGACAAGCCTTTCCGCAGCGTGATGTTGCAGCTCACCCAATCGCGGACTGTCGGCTCGCTGCGGTCCCGCTTCCGGCCGCCCCTGACGATGACGGGCTCCCATGCGTATGCAGGGTTTACGTTGGGCTTGAATGATGCGAACGGCTTAACCCACGCCATGACGCGAACATCCTCGGGGCACATCGGCAGGATGATTCGCAGCGTGGGCGAAGACAGCGACAAGGCCCAGGCATCGTAGCCGTTCAGCTTTTCGACCAGATCGGCGTGATCGACCTCGGCACATCGCGGATCATGCGAGTAGTGCCGCTTGGCCTGACCGATGTACGGCGGATCGGCGTATGCGACTCTCATGCCCGCCATCGTACCGCCGCCGTCCAGCGAGTCTACGCCTGTTCCGGCGTCATTGAATCAGCCGGGCCACAAGGTCTGCCGTGTTCCGCAGAGCGTCGATGACGATGTAGAACCCCATCGACCAGAGCATCGCCCGCTCGTAGCCGTCCATCACTTCGCCTCCGGCGGCCTGCCGTTGCACTCTGCCAATATGTCCCGTATTCGCTTCCGCATCTCGTCCTCGGGCCACGGTGAAAAAGCGGCCCACAGCAGCACGGGCAACAGGGCAAGGGAAACCACAACGCTCGCGCCCATCACTTCACCTCCGTCAGTATCTGCCACGCTTCATAACACCCGCTTCCCACCGGAGAGCCTTGAAGCAAGTACGCGGCGTTTTGGATCATCAGCCGCAGGCGTGCGATCTCATTTTCCAGGTCTTCCGCCTCGCTATACATACGCCGCTCTGCCTCGGTGCAGTCGCAGTTCATCGGCTTCTGGTCGCAGATCGGGCAGGGCATCACTTCACCTCCTGCGGCTTCCAGCCACCCGGCATGACCGGCGTCGTTCCCATGTTTCCGATCCGCAGCGTCTCGGCGACGTACCCAGCCAGCATGACTGCGAGGCAGATAAGGAAGGCGGCCAGCATCACTTCGCCTCCGGCGGCTCGGGGAGCGGCATCCAGTGGGACGGTGTTCTCTCACGGTTCTCGTTGTCGTCAAAGAATCCGCCGGCTTCGTACCACATGGACGTAACCATAGACGGCATTTCGTCTGTCCATCGCGACAACCTCCAGCAGCCCAATACGGGCTGGCCTTCTTCAGGCAGTCGCTCGCTCACCGGAATCCAGGGCTGCGGCGTGATCGTCATCTCGTAGCCTGTCGGCAGCAGTTCCGTTCGCTGTGGCATGGCGTCACCTTCCTTTCGCCGCCTAGTCTACGCTCGCCGTCCAACGAGTCTACGCCTGTTCCGGCAACCATCCGGGATCGCCGGATAGTTCCGGCCGTAGATTGTGCGTCTAGCGTCACTCGTCCTCGCACTCGCCGCCATCGACGGGGCACCATTCGCCGTTGACCAGTACGAACGTGCCCCACGGCGGCGGTGGCGGCGGATCGTCCATCACTCAGGCGGCAGCAACGCAACCGCATCCGCCCACGGCATCACCGCGACGGCCTGGGCTAGCACGGCTTTGTCCGCTGCTGCCCACATGGCCTCTAGCATCCCGCCCGGCATCACCTCGGTCAGCACGTCGGCCGAGATCATCAGGCGACCGTCAGTCATCACACGCGGCACCGGGCGGCACTTGTTGCTCCCATGCTCGGCGTGAATCGCCGCAAGCCTC